CGGTGTAGCCGCTCATGTTGACCGGCACACCAGAAGCATCCTTGTATTGCAACTGAAGCTCAAAAGTTGCGCCCTGATAAATTGTAATATCGTGTTTACCTGGCGTAATCATGATAAGCTTTTTCTTTTATTGTAGGCGAATTATGCAATTTCTACCCAGCCGATCATCCCAAGAGCTTTGGCATTAACAGAACTGTCGACAGTCAAAATGAGGGTGTCGCTTTCGCCAGACGCGTTTTGCCCTAGGGAAAGACGAATGGCCACTGCAATGTCGTAATTATTCGCACTACCTTGGCTTACAAAGCCTGCATCGACCACTGTACCGCCTGTCGCAGTGCCACTAGTTGTAACCTCCACATTGCCCCTTTGATTATCCGCAGCGCTCCACACAACTCCACTTAGCGTTGGATTAAGACGAAGCCTCCATAGCACAACATCGCTAGAGGAAGTAGCAGTGGAAATCCTCACAGGCAAAATAACATTACCAGTGCGACCACTTGCCATGCGGATGCCAGCAGTGATACGCTCTCCAGAAGTGTTGGCGACAGTGGCAAGATTATGACCCACTGAATACACAGCGCCATCTGGTTCGTATCCTCCCTCACTAAGAATGCTGCTACAAATTTGCTTCATAGTTCTCCCTGAAGCTTGAGTGGAAGCATTGTGAATGCGATAGGACAATGGCAAAATAGCCGTTGTCATATATGCACTAGTCAATGTGTTGTAATGATTGAATTCATGGCAATAGATGATCTCGCCATTGACTACAAAGCCAGCCCTTACTCGTCCCACGCCAAGCCATTCAAGATCGGCAGTAAAAATTTGGGCTTTAGAGATGTCCAGCGAATCAAGAGTGTTGATATTCCATGCTGATTGATCGACTACGTTTTCAACAATGGCGCCAGACGTAAAGCTTCTAATGACCATTTGCAAAGTAGTACCACTTGCCCTAAACATCACTCCATTCTGATCATCAAAGAAGCCCACTTCTTGAATAAGGCCCACTGTTGGCGTGGCGCCGGCAAAGCTTTGCATGATCATCATGCTCTTTCCTGGTTGGTACGGAAAGTATTGCTTGGTTCTGCGTAGCACTATATCGCCAGACGCAGTAGTGGTCGTCAAAGCAGTGCTGCTTTCATTTGTTAAATACGTGACCACACCTCCATTGGACACGCGATCGAACCATTGGTCATCACGCTTGTCATAACGCATCGTGCTATCAAAAAGCGTATAGGGAGCGCTTGTGCGAGTACGACCAAAGGCATCAACGGCTCCACTATCAGGGCCTGTCTTTAAGATCTGCCCGCGATAGTCAGCTTCAATATGAGTTTCAAACTGTTCACCGCCAGCAATGATTTGGCCCATGAGAAACAATGCTTTCTTCCATTGTACTGCTAAAAGGAAAGGGGCCTTTCGGCCCCGTAATTATTTGCCCTGTCCTCGCGGAAGCTTTCGTCCGTGAGAGGCCTTACTATTGGCTCCATTGCCTTGCCTAGTCTTCTTGCGACGATTAGGAGAATGAAGCTTTTGCCCGCTAATGCCAACTTTAGATTTTGCTGCCATTCATTAGCTCCAAGGTAGGCCAGTGCCAGTGGTGGGAGTGCGCTGTTGAGCAATTTGTTCTGCAAGAGCGGCTTCAATTTCTGCCACTTTCTCATCGCCAAATTTATTTTTCACCCAGCCGGTGACGATTTCAGGAGTGAGCTGGGCATAAGGAATCTCGTCGTCCTCATCAGGGGGTTCAAGACCAAGACTGCCATAGGCCGAACTGGCATACGTGCCATCATCGGCGGAAATCGTATAGTGAACTGTGTAAACAATGCCGCTCGAAAGCTGCCTTTCAAGTTGGGAAACGCCCCAAGAATAAGTGATCGCCATGGTTAAAAAGAATGGTCTTTGTTAGTTTAGCAATGAAAAGAAAAGGCGGCTTCTTCGGAAAACCGCCAGAGCAAGAAGTGAAGGGGACTTAGATGCCTGCCGCAGTTAAGCGAGCTTCAAGGGTTTCGATCTTGGCAACAGCCTCCTGCAACGCAGCCGTCAGCAGGGGCACCAGCTTGGATTGGTCGATGCCTTGGTACTGAGGATTGCCTTGGTCATCCACTGCATCCTTCTCGCCGGTGATGGCTTCAGGAACTACGGCCTGGACTTCGTGAGCGATGAAGCCGTCAACCGTGGTGGTTGGATCTGCGATGAAGTTGAAACGGCTGGGTTTTAGTTGCTGAAGGCGAGTAATACCGTCAGGTACAGGAGCAACATTTTCTTTAAGACGGTAATCGGAAGACGTGTTATAGGCGGTGGCTGATCCGTTCATGGAAATACTGCCAACCAGTCCATTCCCGTTATAGAAATAGAAGACCGTGTCAGTAGTTGTTCCAGTGCTTGCAAGCTGGACGTAAGTCTTACCTGCGAGCTCGTTGCGGATCAAAAAGCCACGGTTAGTTGTGCCTAATCCGGTGTTGCCAGTAATGCCAAAATAGGTCTGTCCATCATTCGTAATCCTCATCCGCTCCGTCGGAGAACTCGCCCCATCCGCAGTAGTGGAGAACACTAGGCGGCCTGGCATATCAGCCGCGCCACCGCCTGATACTGCGCCGTCTACATATGCTCCAATCTGAGCCGCAGATCTATAACTAGACCCACCATCTGCGCCAGTAAATTCAACAACACCAAGAAAGTCTCCATCGGAAACTGCTGTATTTGTTCCTTTGGTGCCCGATTTTGAGCGTCCTAATATAATGCCGGCAGGAGCGCTCGTAATGGTATCAAAGCGCGTAAGCGTTAAATAAGCATTAGCTCCCGTTCCAACTATCTGGACTCCGCCCTCAAGAACATTGTTAATGCTAGTAGATGTGCCCACTAGGAACCTGCCGGAGCTGTCGATGCGGGCTTTCTCATTAATAAGTCCGCCCGATGTTCTTGTAAAGAATGCAATACTGTGCGGGGCATTAGGAACAGCTTCTCTAAATGCAGAGATGCGAGCACCTTCGCTGCCATCTTCAATGCGCCAGGAAATAATATTCTTCTCTTCAACAGTGTTGACGCTACTAGCAAGCCAGAAGTCACCATCTGCTCCGATGTTCAAAGCTGCACCAGGGCTCGTGGTGCCGATGCCGACGTTGCCATCGGACTTGATCGTCATCCGTGGCGTCGGAGAACTCGCCCCATCCGCGGTGGTAGAAAATACGAGCCGGCCCGGCATGTCGTTAGTGCCAGGGGTGCCGTCTACATATGCCGTAATTTGCGCTGCTACTTGTTGGTTTGCTCCGTCATAACCAAGGAATCTTAAGCGAACAAGTTCATCACCATTTACTGACGTCGTGTAGTTATTAACAGTGGCGTTTCTATTGGAAGAAAAATCAACAACACAACCATCAGTTGAATTAAATCGAGTGATTTGCAGACCTGCTGCAGCATTAGTACCTGCAATCTGCACAGTGGAATTGATCCCTCCGAGTGCGCTGGACGTGCCTACCAGGAGCCTGCCGGAACTGTCGATGCGGGCGCGTTCAAACTCCCCAGAACCAGTGTCTGTATAAAACGAAAGAAACTTTCCGCCAGATCCTCCGAGCCTCGTTGCAGTTATCCGAGCTTCACCAGTTGCATCATTGACATACAAATCAATTCCACTATTGCTATGGCTGCCACGGAAGACAACGCCAGCAGACGAGACAGCGCTGTGAACAATTGCACCTGGGCTCGTGGTGCCGATGCCGACGTTGCCAGCCGACGTTATTGCAAGATAATCAGACTCTGTTGATCCAACCAACTTGCTAAACGTAAAAGCGTGGTCGCTGTTTGTTTTTTGGCCAAACAACCATTCGCAAACTGCCCCACCGTTATAAAGTTTGTACCGTGCTTGTCCTGTATTACTAACGTATACATTTCCTGTTGTTGCGCTGCCAGGGGCCGCTGCAATGTGTAATCCTGTTGCAGGCGCACTAGTCCCCACGCCCACGAGGCCAGCCGAGGTGATGCGCAGGCGTTCGGTATTGTTTGTCCTTACAATAAAAGGCGCTGCTTCTAAGGTGTTGACAGCAAAGTCTCCAGTGCCCCTGTGAAATAACTGAGACGCCGCATTAGCTCCACTGGAGTCTCTGAACACACGCAGTCCATAGTCTGCATACGTGGTGTCACCAGTCAGATCAATGTAGGTAGCGCGATTGGCTGTTGCGCCAAAGCCAATTTCAAGTACGGCATCACCCGTAGGTGCGCCAACCGCTACGGATCCATCGTTTTTTACAAACAACCTGCCAGACCCACCAGTGCTGATGGCTACTTGGTCTGCGCCGGGGGAGTAAATGCCTGTATTTAAATCACCAGTAAATGTAATCGAAGGGCTTGCCGCACTGCCTGCCGCAAATACACCCGATGTAATGGTATGAGTACCGCCACTAATATTAGTA